AAAATTTAGAATATTTAATTATAATATGTTCAGTAGCTGTACATAGAATTGCAACAAAAAAAGATACAATCCCTATTATATATTTTATTTTAAACATAATAATACTAACAATATACAGTAATAATAATGATAATGATACAAGCCTATTTATATTAGATTCAATATTGAAAAAAATTAACAATAATGTAATATATATAATACCAACCAATACCCAATGTATAAAACAATCTATATATTTAGAATCATTCAAAAATGTTTTTATATAATTATTTAAAAAGCAGTATTAAGATCAAAGACATTATTATCTTGTGTCTTGGTCGCCAATGCATATTCGCCAACTCGTTTTTCAAAAAAATTAGTTTTTCCTTCAATTGATATCATCTCCATAAAATCAAACGGGTTCATTGTATTATAAATGGCTTCATACCCAAGCTGTAAAGACAAACGGTCAGCCACAAATTCAATATATTTAGACATTTGTGTAGAATTCATTCCAATGAGTCGGCACGGCAATGCCTCGCAAATAAATTCTTGTTCGATTTTCACCGCTTGGGTAATAATTTCCCGCACTGTTTTCGCCGGCAAAGGGTTAATTAATTTTCGGTATAACAGAATCGCGAATTCAGTATGTAATGCTTCGTCGCGGGAAATCAATTCATTACTGAAGGTGAGTCCCGGCATTAACCCGCGTTTTTTCAACCAAAAAATAGAACAAAACGCGCCCGAAAAAAATATACCTTCTACGCAAGCAAACGCCACCAACCGCGCCGCAAAAGAGTCCTCTTTCGAATGAATCCATTCGCGTGTCCAATCCGCTTTCTTTTTAATACAAGGATAATGCTCAAGTGCTTGAAATAAACGCGTTTTTTCAGTTTTGTCTTTAATATATGTTTCAATTAGGAGCGAATACATTTCAGAATGAATATTTTCCATAGCAATTTGAAACCCATAAAAAGCACGCGCTTCTGCTAGTTGCACATCGCTCATAAAGCGGGTCGCCAAATTTTCAAGAACAATACCATCAGACGCAGCAAAAAAGGCAATAATAGCCTTAATAAAATTTTGTTCATCGTTTGTTAGCGTTTCCCAACTGCTCAAATCTTTAGACAAATCAACTTCTTCGGCGCGCCAAAAACATTCAACTTGCTTTTTGTACATAGCCCAAATAGATTCGTCGTGAATAGGAAACATCACAAATCTCTCTTCGGTTTCGGTTAAGAGGGGTTCAATTTGTTTAGCGGTAGTAATAGCATTCGTATTGGCATACTCGTCATTTTCACTAATTGTGCTTAACATATTATTTATTCCTATATTATTCATTCTTATAATAATAATATGTGATATATTTAATATTTATTTGTATTATATATTAAATATGAATGGAATCAAAAGCACAGGAGCAGTAGGAACAGGAGCAGTAGGAACAGGAGCAGTAGGAACAGGAGAAGGCGCAGTAGGAACAGGCACAAGAATTGCACAAACAGATAAAAGGTTTATCGAATTACAACATCAACTTGAGGCCAAAGAAGATCAATTAAGGCAGGATTATGCGCGGATAAAGAGAGATGTAAAACAAAACCCTTATTTAAAAACAGCAATTGATGAATACAATAATTATTTTGAAAAAGGAAAGGAAGAAAAAAAGAAAAAGATTAAGGCATTAACCGCCTTATTAAAGTATATAGAGGCAAATAAGTCAAATAATGACCACGATAATGAGGATATATTTAATATCAAACGAGAGATTATAAATATAAAGAGAAACTAATTATATTATATTATATCATAGATAATGGACGACATAAATATATCCGTCATTGATTCACCTTATACAAAAAGTTATACTATTAATAAAGTGGTTATTAGAGTAATGAATTTAGAATTATATAAAAGCGTTAATGTTCATGTTAGATTAATGGATAATAATCAAATGGTTAAGTCGGAAATGATTTTGATAGCAGGCGAAGATTATACCAATTGGGGAAATAATGACGACTATATTGTTAATTATGTTTTAACCAAGCTTGGTTTAACAAAATTGACCCCTGAACAAATTACAACAGCTTAATTCTTAAAATATATTTAGCACTATTATTTTTACATTATAATATACTATTTTTACATTATAATATACTATTTTTACATTATAATATACTATTTTCTCATTCTATTATAAAATGTCATTTATGAATTCTCTCAAGAAAATGGTATCCATTAAACCATGCGGTTGTACTAAAAAAAAGGGTAGTCGAAAAAATAAACCACGAAAAAGTTTGAAAAATAAGAAACGCCAATACCGCGGTGGATACATTTCGGGTTCTAACAAAAAATCCAAACAAGGAAACCGGAGTAAAACGAATTATTCCTCTTCTTCTAAGAAAAATTAAAGTTTAGATTTTAATCTAAAAAATTGTAAAATTGTAAAATCATTCCAATTTTACAATTTTTTGTATTATATTTATATATACAGTATGGGAAAACGCGCATCTAAAAAAAATGATATGACGATTAAATCATTATTAAAAAACAAGAAAATGTTATATGTTGTTTTGTTCTTTTCCGTTTTTAATTTGTTTAGTTATTTAATGTTAAAACAGTTGGACGCTGTTGCCTTTTTTATAATTATTGGATTTTTAACAAGTTACTTTAGTAAAAACATGATAATTATTATGTTAACTTCTATGATTAGTACTTTTATTTTAGTACAAATAAATATGTTAGGGAAAGTGCAAGAAGGAATGGCGGCGGGAGAAAGAAAGGTAGGAACAGACGACGATGATAAGGCGGAAGAAAGTACGGAGAAAATGCCATTAACGGAAAAAGATAAAATGAAAGTTCTTGGCGAAGCCCCCCCGCCTGATGCAAAAACTGCAGAACCATTTAATGGTAAACAGCGCGAAGCACTTACTACTGCCACTGCCACCAAAAAAGATGCATTCACCCAAAAATTAAATCCGGCTAATTACAGTGCCGCCGACGACGATGATGTCCCGCGGCATAAACCTAAAATTGATTACGCGTCCACTTTAGAATCCGCGTATGATAATTTAGATAAAATGTTAGGTTCGGACGCAATTCGTAATATGACGGAAGATACAGGGCGATTGGCCGAAAAACAACAATTGTTAATGGGTAATATTGAAAAGATGACGCCTATTATGGAAAAAGCGGGTAACATTTTAAACAATTTTGATATGGGCGCTATTACCAAATTAATGGATAAATTTGGCGGCAGTAAAGAGGTTAAAGTGCCGGTTAGCGAATAAATATGAATAACTTTATATGATATACGATATTTTATAATCGATATCATATACTCGATATCATATACTCGATATCATATACTCGATATCATATACTCGATATATAATATGTATAAAATATGTATATATTATATTAAATGCCGCGCCGTTGTCCACCAGGTGTATTGTGTATAGAAAATGTGACGATTATGTTTATTTTTGTTATATTTATAATTATAGGTGTGTGGGTTTATATGCGAGATAATTCTTGTCATAAAATGCACGGCACACGACACGGCCCACGACACGGCAAGTCACAAGATAGATTTATGCATAATAACATTATGTTTATGGCGCCATCAAGAATGCCGGCCGAGAAAGGTGTAGGAAATGACGTCTTTTTGGATATCTATAAAGCCCCACTTCGCGATGATCGCTGTATGACTGGCGGCGGAGGCGATATTCGAGGATCAATACCGATTAATGTATCAACGCAAGGCTGCGACGATGCCAAGTATCGACAGGTCGGTATTTTAACGCGATATGGCGGAAAAGATGAAACAATCTTACCTTTGATGGGGCGGCCTTTGTTTACTAGGAGAGATAAATGGAATTTTTATACATTAAATGATAAAAATAATATGATTAAATTGCCAGTAAAAGTGAATGGTAAAAGCGGAACAAGTGAGTATGGTTGTGATAATGTCTATAACGGCGATGTTGTTTTTGTCGAAGGGTATAATGATGCATTTAAGGTAACAACTTACGACAATGATGTAGTGCGCTATTTGCCGAGTTTATAATTTATACTACTGGTTCGGTAAAGAGGAAAAAATAAATTATTAAATTACGAGTTGCGTCATTATCGTTAGCATTAGCATTTCCAACGGCTGCCGCAATTCAAGCATGTAACAAAAGTTGTCATCGGTTCATCTGCCGACCGTGTTTGAAGTTGATAATAGCTGCATTTCTTTGATGTACATTTACGGCAGGTGAAATTATCAGTCGATGCTTCTATTTTTGGTGCATATTTATTTTCGTCGCGAATTTTCTTTTCGTCAATCAGTTTTTGCCATCGCGTGGGGGCCATATCTTGATGCGTCATTCCACCTACCTCATGCGGTTTTATTTCCTTTTTAAACAATCGTTCTTTAAATTCGGGCGATTCTTTTAAATTAATATAAATCGAGCGGAGGCGATCAATATAGAGTTGGACGAAAAAGGGGTTATCCCATTTTTTGACAATATCGCGTTCGCCAGCCTCTTTTAAGCAGTGATTATAAATACTTTTCTCCATATTTTGAATATGGTTTGTATTTAAAGGGGGGCAAAGCTCTTGGAGTTTAGCACAAACATTTTGACGGAATTCTTCAGGGTTTAATACAGTACGCATTTTGCCTTTTTAGTCTCTTTGTTATATACCTTAAATTATATTTATATATATTTTCAATTTTATTTATATATAAATTAATTAATTATTCATCATCCGAAAAAGTATACACCTCTTCTTCTAGTTCAGAAGTATCCGTATCTTCTTTATCCGAATTGTCATCATCGTCATCTTCTTGGGGTTGACTTTGTACCTTTCTTTTCACGATTTTCTTTACGGCTGCCGGCTTTTTCGTTGTTGTCGTCGCTGGCTTTTTCGTCGCGGTTGTAGGCTTTTTCTTGATTGTCGCTGGCTTTTTCGTGATGGGAGTTGGCACAGGACTTATATCTGTATCGTCCGATTCCATCTCAATTGATTCTTTATCTGAAACCACAAAATCATCTTTCAAATAACCATGTGCAGTCAATAAAGCGGGATCAACATTATCCAGTTCATCTTCACTGTATTCGTCCTCATCGCCAATATCTTCAAACCCACCAAACAATTTTTCATAAATTTTCAACCAGCTTTCTTTAGTTAAATCCAAAAAAGCTGGTTCATCTGTGTTGCTAGTGCTACCGCTACTTATTTCGGCCATACGCACAATTGCGCATGTCCCAAAAAAAAGTTCGTTATCAATCGGAGGTGGAAAATCGTATTTATTTTCAAAATTGGCCTTTCCTGTTTTTTTCGCCCAAACAGATACAGTATAAGGAACTTTGGTATCATTTTCTTTTAAATTCACACACCAAGTATGTCTTGCGTGAAAATCTTCACTTACACGAAACCCACATTTCTTATAAAGAGTTTCAGTTGTTACCTCTTTTGTTTTAAGTGTTTTAATTGTACCATTTGCTTCAATTAAAACAATAGATACAGCTTGTTTTCCTGATTTACCTCCTTCGATTGTTGTCATGTTATAGTAATTATATATACATACTATATACAGAATAGGTTTAAATAGTTTACTTATTATGTAATATAAGTACAATACAATTTAACTATGCGGGTTTATGTTTTGTCTAATACAAATGTATTAAAAAATAATGTCGTTCATAAATTAACCCCCTATTTTTACGAAACAACTTATATTGACTATATTTGGTCTATAAATGGCGTTTTTCAAATGGAACACAATAAATTATACCGCATGAAAATACAGGATAAACCTATCGAAAAAACTTTATTGGGTGCTTTTCCGGCTACAATCGATAAAAGCGAATTTATTCGTCAAGAAGAATGCTTCCAAATAGCGCCACGGGCAGTTAAGGAATATACAACGGTTACATCATATCGTTTAACGCCGTCTAGTGTTTTAGAATGGATTTTAGAATATAGAAATAACGAATTACACGATAATTATTTTTATCTGCCTTCGGAAAATCCCGATATTCATTCTCCTATCATTAAATCGGAATTATTGAAATTTTTGAATTTGTAATATAATAATATAAAATAAGTTATAATTACGACAAAGATATGTAGAACATATATAATATGTTTTTTTCTATAATTAAATGGGTGATTGTTTCATTAACCCTTATTTTTTTAATTCATCATTTATACATGTATTTAACAAATATTTTGACAGTACCAAAAATTAAGGATTTGGTTAATAAACCACATCAACAATATAATGATATTTTTGACACGCTTAACAAGAGTGAACATAAAAATAAAAATAAAAATACAGAACATAACGCGGTTAATACAAGTAAAATGACCGAAGAACTGTCTTCTTTTTTAAATGATTTAAAAAAAACAAGTGACGGTAAGAATAAAGTAGAAAGTCTTGATATAACACCAGCATCATCTTCCTCCTCTACCACAACAAATATAAGTGATTTAGGGTATTCCTCTTATTAAATAGGATAGTATACTTGTGCATTATTATATAAACCGGACTCAATGTCCATGTGATGAATAAAATCGTATTTTTTATAAATTGGGACATCGGGTATATGCTCGTTATACAATATACGCGGATTATCCTCTTCAGTTATATAGAGCCCATTATTTTTATAATATTCCTCTAATATTCTGAAAGATATACTAGAAAACATAATCATGAAAATGAAATATAGAATATTTAGAAACATTCTCTCTTATGATGTATTGTAGTATGATAAACAAATTTATTTTCAATTTTTTTATTTTTATTTTTATTTTTATTTTTATTTTCAATGTTATATATAAATAAAAATATATAAAGCCATAACGCGTATTATATAATAAATAACATAAATGAATTTTACACCTGAAGAAAAATTAATTATTTTAAATCGTTTACCTGCTTTAGAACTTTCCTATGAACCCAAACAGCATAAGAAAGTTTATTCGCCGATCTATTATATTATCCCCAAGGGCCCAAAAGCTTTAGTGTGGTATACTTACTGGAAAGACCAAAATGTATGTTTATTGATCCGTTTAAATGAAAATGGTGATTATAGCGATGTCCAAATGTTAACATCTGTTTTCTCTGATCAATTAGCATTAGGAACTATTATTTATGGCACCTCTTTTATCCATCAAAGCGGTAATAATACACATCAAACCGTGAAAAAAAACAAACATTATTTTACTTGCGAACAGTTATACTATTATAAAGGACTTGCAGTTGATAAAAAATCTTATATGGATCGTTTAAATTTGCTTTTAGCGATGTTTACCGACCAAGTCGAACAAATTGCGTTTACTGCAAATAGTTTAACTATAGGAATGCCCGTAATGACGGATACTTATGAAGATGCGGTTTCTCAATTGGAAAAACTGCCCTATAAAACATATGGGATTGCTATTCCAAGAATAAAAACGAATAAGAGTTATACGCAGCGACCCATTCAGACGCCTTCGCAATTACTTGATCATAAGGCACCTTCGGTGCCATTGCCTTTACCTTTACCTGACCGTAAAACATACAATAATGTAAATAATGTAAATAATACTATTAGCAAAATTATTTTTACAGTTAAAGCAGAATTAGCGGCAGATAATTATCAGCTCTATACAAGTGAAAACACTTTATACGATACGGCCTTAGTTCCTACTTATAAATGCAGCGTTTTATTAAACGCATTATTCCGAAATATTAAAGAAAATGCAAATTTAGATTTATTAGAAGAAAGTGACGATGAAGAAGAATTTGAAAATACGCAATTGGATAAATTCGTTGATTTAGAAAAAGCAGTTATAATGGAATGCGTTTATTCAAAACGTTTTAAAAAATGGCAGCCATTAAAAATTGCGCCGCCAAATTCGAAAATTATTTCGGCGAAAGAACTTATACAATTTAATTATAAAAAGTAAAAAAATTATATATTTTTTATATATATAAAAGAATGACAACATTGGTTTTTGGAGGTAAAAAAAAAGGTGGTAAAAGCTTGACTGGAGGGGGTGTTATGAAATTGGTAGGTAATGCAGCTGGGAGTGCTTTAAATATGGGTTCGTCTTTGTTAAAAACAGGTGCCGATATGGTGAAAGGCGGCGCAACAGATGCACAATCTGGTGGTGGACGTCGTCGCCGCCGTAGTTCTCGCCGCCGTAGTTCTCGCCGCCGTAGTTCTAGCAAATTGCGTAAACGCACGGGAAAAGTCCGGCGCCACGCTACGCGTTCTTACCGTAAAACAAAGCGGACCAAACGGGCTTAAATATATAAACCCCCTTAATTTTTTATTTATAATATCTTCTTATATTATAAATAAAAAGATGTTGTTCACTGGAGGAAGAATAAAGAAAAATAAGACGATTGGTAACAATACAACTGTAAAAAAATTAAAAGGTGGATATGGTAATTGCAGACTTGCGCCTGCCGACTATAATGGATTAAATACTTCGGCGATGGATGTGGATGTGAATTTTGCTAAGGCACCAAACATGTTTTCCAGTAATCAGGTTGGTGGTGGAATGGGATATGGATTTGTCGATGGGAAAGATATTAGCGCGTTTGGAGGAAGTTATGCACCAATGTCCAATAGTTGCACCGGATGTAATTCATCACACAATACTCGTGGCGGAAACAATTTTATGGCGGGTGGGCGAAGAAGCAAGAGCAAAAAGAGCAAAAAAGGCAGCAAGAGCAAAAAAAGCAGCAAGAGCAAAAAAAGCAAGAAAACAATGAAGGGAAAGAAAAAAGGGTCTACCAGACGCTATAAAAAAACGCGTAAATACTTACAAATAGGGTGTAATAAAAAATAATTCATATTAAATTTATATTAAATTTATATTAATTTAATTTTAAGAAACAATGCCCTTTTAATGCCATATGACCACTACTACCCCCGCCACGATGGTCTTGATTAATAATACTTAACATATCATTGTCATCATTGTCGTCATCGTCATCATTAGCATTTTCGTCGTCATTAGCATTTTCGTCATCATTCGCAAATGTATTAATAAACAAAGCCGCTGCAGCCGCTCCTTTAGACATTAAATTTGCGCTAGTTAATCCTTCTAACGACCCTTTATTTCCGGAAACACTCTTGAACGGTTTAGTATTTGTCTTACCGATTGTACTTGTACTTGTACTTGTACTTTTACTTTTACTTTTACTTTTATTTTCGGCTGTATCATTCCATTTATCCAATTCATACAAATGACTCTTTGTATGCATTACTTTATAATTATTGCTCATGTAATATTTACGCCTTTTCTGCCATTGACTTAAAAACACATCATGCGAATCAACAATATCAATTACCAGTGGTCGTTCATGTTTCACGCGCAAAATTCGGCCAACCGCTTGTACGATATCAGTTTTCGGTGTCGCCAGTACTAAGGTGGTTAATGTTTTAATGTCTAATGCCTCAGACGCCATCGCATAAGTCGCAATAATAATCTGACAAGTTTCGCTTTTTTTCAGGGCTGGCTCTTTCATTCCACCAACATAATAGCCAACTGTCGCTATTTGCCGATGCGCAATCGCGTCATGTAAATAAGTCAATATATTTTTATTATGCGCCAGCACCATTATTTGCTGTTCCGGGGCAATTGCCAGTTCTTTGATTAACACTTTAAGAATAAATTCGCTACGATTATTAAAAGCACACAATTTTGAAATCATGGTGCTATACGCGGGACTACCCCGATAATCATAACACATTTCATTAAACTCTTTATCATCCGTCACAAATTGAATCGCTTTCACTAAAACCGAATCAGTTGATTCGCGTTCTTCGCTATACACGATTTCACCTAAAAACATTTTAAATACTTTCGTCAGTCCATCTTTCCGCTGCATCGTCGCGCTTAAGCCTAATGTATACCGCGTAATAATTTTCTGCAATGACCGACAGAAGACTTCCGACGAAATATGGTGGCATTCGTCGACAATTGTTAAGCCAAATTGATGGAAAATCGAATCAGGATACTCTTTCATCGAAAGCGATTGAAGCATTCCAATAACAATATCTTTGCCTTCAATATCAAGTATCTGTCCTTGGATACGCCCTACTTTCGCCTCAGGCAGAAACTGTGAAATGCGTTCAATCCACTGGTTCAGTAAAAACCCTTTGTGTACAATCACAAGCGTTTTCTTTTTTAGTTCTGAAATAATTTTTAGCGCAATCACGGTTTTACCGCGCCCGCATGGGATCTCAAGGAGGCCTCCGCCAACACTGTATGCGCTTTTCTTATACACCTCGACAATATGGTCTTGGTAATCACGCAAATCGCCTTGAAACGCAATATTAATATCGTCGCCTTTAGGTAACCGGTTCTCGTCGGGATCACCATAATTTTTCAACCCATAATAACGCGGCAAATAATATTTTTGAGATGATTCGCGATAAACTGGGTAGGTGGGCGATGGAATGGGCGAACCGGGAATAAAAGGTCGCACATTCAGTTCTTCCTTAATAAGCCGCTGATCCTTTACATCTAGACATTCTTTATAAATGGTGTAGCCTTTTGCGCCAATATAGGTGCTTACATTAGTTGGTTTGGTTATTTCCGCCATTCTCGCTCTTCTCTCCTTTTTATTATATCTTATTGGTAATTTCTCTCTATATTTTTTCAATTTTATATAAAAAGATATACACCTATGTTATATATATAGGATGAAAGGTTTTAAGAAATCCGTCGATAAACTTGTTTATGGGAATCCATCTCAATTAATTTTAGCTATTCTTTTCGTTCTGTATATTTTATTAAATGTGCAAACGCCGACAGTTTTAGCAGAACCGATTGATACTATTTTTGGGAAAGTTTTAGTCGCCGTTGTTGCCGTTGTTATTTTCATGAAAACTAATCCCGTTGTCGGTGTTTTAGGCTTTATTGCCGCCTATCAATTAATTAAAACTTCTAGCATAACAACTGGCACTTATGGCATGAAACATTATTTGCCATCTGAATCCAGTAAAATGGCCGAAATGCAGTCTTTTAATCAAGAAGGCATGCAAACACATAAGGAAACCCAAGAAGTCGTAATTAAAAAAAATAACGAGGGCGCATTAGAAGCCGAAATGGTAGCTAAAATGGCACCGCTGGTTATGAACGACGGTGATTCCACTGCCAATTATGGTCCAATCTTAGACGAACAACATTCGGCTTCACCTTTAGATGAAGCTTAAACTTCCGACTGAATTTACACATAAAGAGAGATTTTTCACTTTATGTTTAATACTTTTCGTTTAATACTTTTCGTTTAATACTTTTATCTATTTACCCATTGTTAGCATAGTTGGTTTTACGACAGTTGATGTTATTCCTCTTACTATCTTTAACATTAATTTCCATAACACCAGTATAAGTATTGCGCCAATAATAATTTCCACTAATTGCGAAGACATTAATTCTCTTAATATACTATTATTTAGCAATCCAGTTGTTTCTTGGCGCGTAGGCACTAATACTTCGCCATCATCACCCGTCGGCTGACAATCAATATAAATATCGCCTTGATTCGGCGAAATAGGACCACTTGGATTATAAAACACGCCACCAGGATTTTCGCTTTCTTCTACGGCTGTTCCAAACGGCTGCGGATACGGGATAAGACTTTTTAAACTTTTCATTGCGCTTAGACCCATGGTAATTGCATTATCCTCGTGAAAGACAATATAATCTATTTCAGATCCGCCTGCATTATCAGGACAGATGGATCTAAACATGTTAGTGCCTTTATATGAAAAATAAGGCGCCATCGGTATAAATTTATTTAAACTAAAAGTTGAATTTGTGAAGGTCGTTTTCGCTCCTCTACTTGGTGCTGTTTTTTTAATTTCGGCTATAATCAAATCAAAAAATGCCGCACTTGAATCAGTTGTGGTTGATGACGATTTGATTGGCACACATACAAGTAATAGATTTGTGCCACTCGCATTCACATGTCCAACTATTAATTCGGCTTCAGCATGTTCACCATTGAATTTATGCAATGAAGGTTGCACTATTACAGCATAACTCACATTATAATTCTGGTCATTATAAATAACTGGTGGAACAGCAACTTCATCCGGTTGTAAATGGAGATAAACCCCAACATTAAATAATTGTAAATTCGTCGGTGCATATTTAAATTGATAAGAACATTTTAATTTACATAATTTTTCAGTCTGTCGATTGCGGACAATATTTAATGGCGCAGTACAACTCATTCCTATTATGTATTATATAATAAGTATATAATAAGTATATAATAACTATACGATAATTACTAAAAAAGGGTTTTTATTTAACCTGCCAATAAAACTTTAGCGGTTATATATTAGATAAAAATATCATACTTTTATATAAGGAGGATGAAGTTATCCCGTTCGAAAATAGCAAAATTGCTAAAAACAGGGAATCAGAGCCTAAAAAATAGGGGCACAAACCATAGTAAAAACATTAAAAAAGGCAGAAGTAAAAGTTTGGGCGTGCATTATACTACAAATGATGCAATTGATAACGATAATGCTAATATAAATAAAAAACAAAAGAGTTTACACAATAAACCGAAAAAAACAAATCAGTACACGGCCCATGCGAAAAAACGCCCGTTTAATTTACGGTTTAAGACCATGAAAAAAAAGGCGTGGAATAAAAAGTATCAGGAGGATGCTTATGCTGCTAGACAAGGAGGTGCTGATCCGGATATTCCAAATGATAAATTAAAAAATTTTTTTGATAGAATACTTAATGGCGATTTATTTTTTTTATTAGATGTGATTGATGTAAACCAATTAGTAAATGAATCGTTAAAGCTTGAGAAGGATGATAAATATAAATTTGATTTGAAATCTGATTATGAGTACAGATTAACTGCGGCGCAAGAGGCGCAAGAGGCGGCGCAGACGGCGGCGCAAGAGGCGGATGAGGCGGCGACGGCGGCGCAGACGGCGGCGAAGAATGCGGTGGCGGCGACGAAAATACCGTTATTTAATAAGGGTGCGAGGAATACAGTAAATAAAACGGCAGATGCGGCGGAGAATAAGGTGAGAACAACGGTGGAGGCTGAAGCAGCGGAGGCGGCGGTTAAAGCAGCGAAGGCTGAGGTTGAAGCAGCGGAGGCGGCAAATACTCTTATGCAAAAAATAATCAATGAACCTAATACTGATTTATCGGATGATAATTATATTACATTAAAAAAATTTATTAAAAAAGAACTGCAGAGAAGAGTGGAAGATGATGCGAAAACGGCAGCGAAAGCGACCCCCTCATCTAGCTCGTCAGCACTGAACACGGAGGAGTCCATCAAGAAGAAAGTTGAGGTTGCAAGGAAGAATGCAAGAAAGGAGGCAAAGATTAAGAAAGAGGAGAATGAATATGAGGATGAGGAGGATATGAATGAGGAGATGAGTGAGGAGATGAGTGAAGAAGATAGAAAGTCGGTTTTTAAAAACTATGCAGCGAGCTCGAAATTGGGCGGGGGGGGGCGAATATCGTCAATTTTTTCGTCTAAGCCCAAGTCTTCAACTCAAATAAATGCGCCTTATAACATCCTTATTTATAAAAATAAAAATATACTTCAAAAAATCAATTGGTTTTATAAAAGTATATCTGTTTTAGATTTTGTAGAAAGTAAACGCAATACAAAAGTAAATCCCGCAACTATTACTGAAAAAGATAGAACTGACTTTAAGAAGTATAAAACCAAATTAAGCGATTTAGTTCAACGCTATATAGCTATACCTACTGATAAACCTTTTATACCATCATCCGGTAGTGAAGATAGTATTTTATACGAGATTGGAGAAATAATTAATAAAAAACAAGGGGTTGTAAATGGAGCAAACGATTCGATAAGTGACATGATGGTAAAAATCGAAAAATATATTAACGACAAAATTAATACTTTACAATTATTCAATGACTATAAAACTTATCTAGATACGATAGCGTCAACTGATAATACAAGTATTAAAAGTATGCATATCAACCTAGACACATCTAATAGTGCTGTTAAAATATTAAAAGAATCAACACTTTCCATACCTATATTAGAAGTTCTTCGCATTACTACAACACAAATTCTTACCAAATATAATAACACAGTTCCAACAATTGCACCACCCACAATACAAACGCAAGATACGACAAACACTAATACGCAACAACAAAAAATAGCTAGTGTACAAAAGTATATAGATGCAGGTCAATCAATTGAAAATTCAGTATTAAAAATGGAGGCATTATTTAAAAGTGAAGAAGTAGAAGAAGTAGAAGAAGAAGAAGAAGGAGAAGAAGAAGGAGAAAAAAAGAAAAAAAAGAAAATAAATCCAAAAGAATATGATCATTGTCAAGTTTATCTTAAGGAAATTAAAAGTATAAAAGAAAATTTATACATATTAACTAATAATGCGGCTGATGCGGATGACGAAGCTATTGGAAAAATGACAGATATGGCAGAATATATAATAGCAAAGAAAAATTTCGAAAAAGAATTTGAAAATATGAAAGAAGATCATACCAATGATGATTGTGAAGCAACGGTAGGTTTGCGTGCAGCATCTGAAAATATCGTAGCAGAAGAAGAAGCAGCAGCAGCCCAAGATAGTAGTGTTTCTGCTCCTTCTACTTCTTCTACTAGTTCACCATCGGCTGGATTAATCAAACCCCAAACACCATTACCACTTGGTCCTAAATCAGGTGAATCTAGTTTTCCTCCTAATAAATTACAAGTCAATCCCGACTCCGCACCGATTCAACCAGTAACACCAACCCGTAGTGTTTCTCCTCCTCCTCCTACTAGTTTGCCATCGAATAGATTAACCACATCCGGTATTGATAAATATCCAATGAGACCAATAGATGCTAGACCTACTACATCAGTGTCAACCTTACCTGTAACTATGGGTGCAGACCCGTTTGCTCGACCTCCCAAATTGGGTAAAGCACTGTTAGAACAAAAACCCTCTCCTGAGGTGTTTAAAGCAAAACAACTTAATTCTCTACCACAAGGAGGAGGAAAAGATTACACTACATTTGTAGAAGCTGCCAAGGCTTTAAATAATGTTATAAAAGAACAACTGACACCTTATATGAAAACACCGCCACCAAAAACAGCCGTATTAGGTCGATCATCACAACCATCACAATCGTATAATGATTTAGAACGCCGCGTTAAAGTATTAGAAGGAGAGAAAAAAGAAAAAGAAGCGGGAGAAAGCGAAGCCTATATTAAAGCGTTTATGACAGGCGAAGATGCAATGACAACTGATCTTAAAGTTTTACTTAGACTTCCGCCATGGATAAAATCAAATGTGCAAGGAGATTTTGGAACAGATGTTGAGACAAATGCAATTAACTTTGCGACTGATAGAATTAAAACAGCAACAACCGATATGGCAGCTTTAACTAAACAAATAAGCGAGATGTATAAAAAAATAGAAGAAGATGCAGCTGCTGCTAAAGCTACAACTGCAACTACAACTGCAGCTACAACTGCAGATACAGCTACAACTGCAGCTACAACTGCAGATACAACTGCAGCTACAACTGATAGTGATGCACCGATTAAAGAAATTCCAGAAACACTTAAAAATGATATAGAAAAATTAGTTGAACTTCTAACTACATTAAAAACAATGCTCACCAGCGAAGATAAAATAACTAGTATTCAAACACTCATAGATGGGTTTACTAGCAAAATTGGGGAAAAATCAAGTGCTGCTGCTGCTGCTGATCCTCTTACGCCTAGTGCTCCGTTTCCGCCTCCGTCTGCTATAACCGTTGCTCCGCCTCCGCCTCCTATAACCGATACTACTACTAATAGTGAATTTAATCAGATTGTCAACGATTTAAATGCGAAAATAAAAAATATTAAAGATATTGATAGCAAAATAAACAATATTGATATATCTGATAATGAAACTATATTATTCAATGAGCAGCAAATCAATTCGATAAATACTGCTATAAAAGAAATGAGGACTGTCCTGCCCATCACAATTCCACCTATAACGGCAAAGGCCACTACAATCGGTTCGACACCTACACCTCCGCCGAGGTATACATTAAATGATACAATGAAACAACCTACAAATAACAATATAAATAAAATTAATGAATTAATAAATACAATTAACCTTAACCTCACACCGAAGGGGGGAGGAAATTCAATGGCTATAAGTAAAAAAAGGAAAAGGAAAGGAAAAAATGGCAAAAAAACACGGAAACAAAAAGGAGGAATTGTTAAAACTGTTGTTGATGCTAATGATGGTAAAAATGTTGCTGAAACTGTTAATGAAACTCCTGTTGATGAAACTGTTGAAACTCCTGTTGTTGAACCTGATGCTGCTGATACTGCTACTGAAACTGCTACTGAAACTGTTGCTTCACCTGATGATGAAACTGCTGCTGATACTGCTGCTACTACTGATACTACTGAAGCGACTGATCCTGCTATTACTGAAACTCTTGCTCCTGCTGCTGCTCCTGCTGATACTGCTGAAACTGCTTCTACTGATACTGCTCCTGATGCTCTTGCTGCTGAAACTGGCGATGAAACTGCTCCTGATGCTCTTCCTGGCGATACTGCTGCTCCTGCTGATGATACTGCTGCTGATACTGATCTTGCTGATATTGTAGAAAAAGGTAATAAGGTTTTGAAGATTTTGAAAGATCTTTCTCCTAATGTCCCTACCAGCGGTGGTTTTAAATCTCGACACTACCAATTTAAAACCAAGAAATATAATAAAAAGAGCAATAAAAAAAGCAATAAAAAGAGCAAAAAATATAATAAAAAAAGCAAAAGGGTAACTAAAAAAAAGAGATCTAAAAACAGCCGCAGTAATCGATCATGAACCTCAGCTTCAACCTCAATTTGAATGTAAATAGAAGATATACTATAAATTAAATATGCTGTGTATGTTTATCAATTAAAACCGCTTTGGCGATTTTTTTCATGATTTTATTCTCGCTGTCAATAAAATCTTCTTTTCCGCCCATGGATTGACTCATAATTTGGATATAAGTATCATTCAAACGATGTGATGTATTCATGCAGGACGGATACATTTGACTCCACGGAAGCATCAAATCGCCGTTTTTCTTTGTAACATATTTAATCGCTTTCCGCAATTTATCGTAAGTGCTGTTTTCTTTTTCCCAGACATTATCGTCTTTCACATACATAATTTCGCGTTTTGCATCACTACAATGAATCGGGCGTTTATAAACATCCAATTCATTCAGTTTCTTGATAATAATGCCGCTGATGCCTTCAACATACCCGAGTTTGCCCACATTCTCCAAATCAGCGAATTCAAGTGTCATTGAATTAACGAAATCCATAATATTCATTGCATCTTTACATTGTTCGTTCAAGAAAAGCTGCATATTGAATGTTTTATTATGGCTATTATTCGTATTAATATTATTTGTAGTATTCCCGCTGCCATGTTTACATACTTCCAGCATTTGTTTTTGTAGTTCCGTATTACTTTTTACCAAATCCAAAATAATATTTTTGAAATCAGAGTTTTCTTTAATCAATACTTCCACCAGATAATTGTCTTTCTCGTAGAGTTTGTAAGGCTGCGGTTGTTGAGGTTCGTTTTTTTGTTCGAATAAAATAGCACATTTTTTCTTATGTCTGGATAAACTAGACGC